GGCACTTTACATGTGCCTTCAGACTTGCAAGATGCCGCCTACACCTGCGGATTTGATTGAAAGGCTGACTACCATGCAAAAGGCATTGGAACCTTCTGATGAAGAAATGTGGAATGAACTGACCAAAGCACTTCGCAAGGCCAACAGATTCATTTATTGCTTCAACTTCAATGCCATAGATGCAAATGGTTTGACACAGGGCGAAAATGCAAGACGATCCTTCAGAAAGCTGTGGGAAGGCTTGCCGGAGAAGATCCAAATGTATTTGGGTGGTACAGGGGAATTTCAGCGGCTTGCCAGAAACCTTGATGAAGAAGAAATCAAGTTTGAGCGCACACGATTCCTGAAAACCATGCCAACAATCAGAGTGCGGTACAACTATCAGCAGTTGAATCTTGCTATTGAAGCAGGATCCCATGCAGGTCAGTTGACAGAAGGGAGTGGTGGCCATGCTGATAATCACTATTGAAGTTGATGCACCTGCCGGACTTGCCCTGGCAGTGAAAGAACGGTTGGCAATGGATGTGGAGAAGTACGGTGACACAAGGGTCATTGATGTGAAGGCGGTGGATAAAAATGATGGGCGCAAAAGAATATCTTGAACAGGTCAAGCTGTTTGATGCTCATATCAACAACAAACTGGATGAACTGGAACGGCTGAAGTCTTTGGTCACAAAGGTCACTTCCACCTGGAAGGGTGATGTGGTGTCTGGTGGTGGCAACCAGGACAAGCTTGGGGATGCCATTGCAAGAATTGTAGACTTGCAGCATGAAGTCAACAAGGCCATTGATGCCTATATTGACAAGCAGAAAGAGATTGGCGCAGTCCTTGACCAGATTAAGGATCCAGACCAACTGCGAGTGCTTTACAAACGATATTTTGACGGCCTTACATGGGAACAGATTGCCTGTGACATGCACATGACATATCGGAATGTGTGCTATATTCACGGAAGGGCATTGCAGACTGTTGGGAAGCTGTTGGGTGATAAGCAGTGAGAAAGATAACATATGAGGAACGAGATAAACATGGCTGCATGGCATGCATTGACAGGGTTGGCGGTGGCAAGAAAGGATCCAAGTGTCCACATGAATGCTGTCCATATCATGAAATGGATGACTATGACAGTTATGAAGCATACCTGGAAGCAACAAAACCTGACTTTCTCTTGCTCATTTGAAAGGAAGTGAACTGATGAAATATCAACTTCGATGTCCAAAGTGCAATCATGAATTTGCCTATGACAATGGATATTATGATAGGAATATCGAGCGGTTAGGCATGGAAATTGCTGAACTGACCAGGAAGCTTGCTGAACACAGATTGCTTCCGTGGCCTGAACAGAAGCGCAGAACAGAATGGTGGCTGCGAACCAAGAAATCCCTTGCACAAAAGCAGGAAGAATTGGCAGGTTTGAAAGCAATCAGAAAAGTTGCGGATCAGCAAGTCCACCATCATATGTTCCAGGTGTTTAAGAATCTGGTAAAAGAACAATATGGGGAAGCGGCTTATCAAGAATTGCTTGAAAAGTGCAAGAAGGAAGTGGAAGCGTACACGGTCAGTGGGCTGATGCGGCACGAATACACCAAGTCCAATGCCAAAGAAGGGGTCACAAGCATCAATAAGATTCTGTGAAATAATAAAAGTCTTCACAAGATTTCATAGAATTTCATATTTACATTATGATATTGTTATAACGTGAAAATAGCCTGAAGGCCTGACAGGGATCATTCTCCATCCCTGTTGGGCTTTCTTCGTTTTATCCTATATTTTGAAAGAAGGTGACGATTGTGGCAAATCTGACAGCGAAACAGCAAAGGTTCTGTGATGAATACCTGGTTGACTTGAACGCAACACAGGCTGCAATCAGAGCCGGATATTCAAAGAAGACAGCAAATGAACAAGGGTCAAGGCTGTTAACAAATGTTAGTGTGAAAGAATATATTGACAAGCGCATGGCAGAAAAGGAAAAGGCACTGATTGCTGACCAGGATGAAGTGCTGAAGTATTTGACTTCTGTGCTTCGTGGTGAATCTGAATCTGAAGAAATCGTGATTGAAAACATTGGTGACTTCACTTCTGAAGCCAGGACAATGAAGAAGGCACCTTCTGAAAAGGACAGGCTGAAAGCAGCAGAACTGCTTGGTAAAAGATATTCCTTGTTCAAGGACAACATGAAGCTTGATGTCACACCTGTTGTGATTGATGGGGGTGAAGCACTTGAAGATTGATGTCTTAGGAACGGAATACACCATCTACATCAAGGACAAGGCTGAAGATGCCATTCTGAACAACTGTGATGGTTACTGTGACAAAACAAGCCACAGCATTGTGGTCACTACAAAGGATGCAGAATGTGACTTGGATAATTTTGAAGTATATCAGAAGAAGATTCTGCGGCATGAAATCATTCATGCTTTTCTTTTTGAATCTGGTCTGCATGAAAATCGGACACATGACCAGGGTCATGATGAAACCTTTGTGGATTGGATCGCAGTCCAGTTCCCAAAGCTGTTGACTGCATTTAAGGCGGCTGATTGCCTATGAAGCAAGCAGAGCCAATCAAAATCAACCTTCCTGAAATCGTGGGTAAAGGCTATGGCACTTTTTGGCGGTTCAAAGGCCGTTATCGTGTTGTAAAGGGAAGCCGTGCTTCCAAGAAGTCCAAAACCACTGCCTTGTGGTACATCGTGAACATGATGAAATATCCCCAGGCAAACACACTGGTCATCAGAAAGACTTTCAGAACACTGAAGGATAGCTGCTTCACTGAATTGAAATGGGCTGTGCATAGGCTGAAGGTTGATGCCTGGTGGGAATTCAAAGAAAGCCCATTGGAAGCCACATACAAGCCCACAGGACAGAAGATATACTTCCGTGGCCTGGATGATCCGTTGAAGGTCACATCAATCACAGTTGATGTTGGTGTTCTGTGTTGGGCATGGCTTGAAGAAGCCTATGAAGTCATGAATGAAGATGACTTCAACATCCTGGATGAATCCATCCGTGGTGGTGTGCCGGAAGGGTCTGGCCTGTTCAAGCAGTGGACAATCACATTCAATCCATGGAATGAACACCACTTCCTGAAGAAGCGGTTCTTTGATGCGCCATCGGATCCAGACATCCTGGCTATAACAACCAACTACATGTGCAATGAATGGCTTGATGCAGCAGACATCAAGGTCTTTGAGGACATGAAGAAGCGCAATCCAAGACGATATGCAGTCGCAGGATTGGGCGGTTGGGGCATTGTGGATGGCCTGGTGTATGAGAACTGGAAGGAACAAGCCTTTGACATTGATGAAATAAGAAGCAAACCTGGCATCATTTCTGCCTTTGGTCTTGACTTCGGATATACAAATGATCCATCAACACTGTTCTGCGGACTGCTTGACCAAAAGGCCAAGCAGCTTTTTGTGTTTGATGAAATGTATGAAAAGGGGCTGTCCAACAAAAGGATTGCTGAAAACATCACTGCCATGGGCTATGGCAAGGAAAGAATCACAGCGGATTCTGCTGAACCAAAATCCATTGATGAATTGAAGTCCCTGGGATTGCGTGTCAAGGGTGCCATGAAGGGCAAGGACAGCATCAAGAATGGCATCCAGTGGATTCAAGACCTTGAAATCATTATCCATCCCAGGTGTGTGAACTTCATCACTGAAATCAGCAACTATACCTGGGACAAGGACAAGTTTGGCACAAAGCTGAATGTGCCAATAGATGACTTCAATCACCTTATGGATGCCATGCGCTATGCTTTGGAAAAGTACATCACAGGCAGCAAGTGGATGGCCTGATATATCAACATGGGGGGAAAATAATGCTTAAACTTGACGAAATCAGAACCTTCATAAGCCAAGATGCAGCAAGCAACAAAAAGCGGCTTGCCAAGATTGGTGACAACTACTATGAAGGCAAACATGACATCAAAGACTATCGTATCTTTTTCATAAATGCACAAGGCAAGCTTGAAGAAGACAAAATCAGAAGCAATGTCAAGATTGCACATCCGTTCTTTGCTGAAATTGTCGACCAGGAAGTGCAGTATTTGCTTTCTGGTGAAGAAAAGCTGTTCTGTTCTGACACACCTGAACTTCAGACCGAACTGGACACCTATTTCAATGACAATGAAAACTTCATGGCTGAACTGGTTGAAGTCATGACAGGCTGTGTCAGTAAAGGCTTTGACTTCATGTATGCCTACAAGAACGAGGAAGGCAGAACTGACTTCCAGTTTGCTGATGGCCTTAATGTGATTGAAGTGGAAGCCAGATTTTCCAGTGACAAGCAGGATCACATTCTGTACTGGTATGTTGACCGAGTTGACAAGGATGGCAAGACCATCAAGCGCATCCAGGATTGGGACAGCAGGCAGACATTCTTCTACAAGCAGACTGATGATGGTCAGATTGAAAAGGATGATTCTGTTGAACTGAATCCCAGACCGCACACCATCTACAAGAAGGACAATGATGATGCCACCTACTATGAAGGCTATGGCATGATTCCCTTCTTCCGCTTGGACAACAACAAGAAGCAGCGCAGTGGTCTTCAGCCCATCAAGGACATCATTGATGACTATGACCTGATGAATGCCGGACTGACCAACAACATTCAGGACACCAATGAAGCACTGTATGTGGTCAAGGGCTTCCAGGGTGACAACTTGGATGAACTGATGTTGAACATCAGAAACAAGAAGCATGTTGGTGTGGATGATGATGGCGGTGTTGACATCAAGACCATTGACATTCCGTATGAAGCCAGAAAAGCCAAGATGGACATTGATGAAAAGAACATCTTCCGCTTTGGCATGGCTGTCAACACTGAAGCACTGAAGGACACAAGTGCCACTGTCAGTGTGGCAATCAAGTCTGCCTATGCCCTTCTTGATTTGAAGGCCATCAAGTTCAAGCCCAGACTGAAGCAGTTCCTGCGGAAGCTGCTGAAGCTTGTTCTGAATGAAATCAATGAACAGAATGGCACTGATTATCAGCAGAAAGATGTCTATTTCAATCTGGATCCTGAAATCATCACGAATGCACAGGAAAATGCACAGATTGAACTGACTGAAGCACAGCGGCAGCAGATAGTCATCACCACACTGCTGAACATTGCAGCGTATCTGGACAATGAAACTTTGATGCAGCTAATCTGTGAACAGCTTGACCTGGACTATGCTGACATCAAGGACAAGCTTCCGAAACCTGAAGACAGTGATCCATACCAGGCACAGACAGCCTTGGATGCCATTCAGACGGAAGATGAATCTGCACCTGTTGAAACCATGTGAAAATTATGGTAAAATAACATTGCCGGGATAGGAAGTCATGAGCCGAAAACCCAAAACCCTATGGGCTTCCCGGCATTCGTTTTTAGGGGGTCGCTGAAAGGGTACGGTGACTAATATGGAAGTCTGGAAGGATGTTGTTGGCTATGAAGGATTCTATCAAGTCAGCAACAAAGGCAATGTCCGAAGTGTTGACAGGTCGGTCAATGTCCTAAATGGGACAAAGGTTAGCAAAGGGAAACTGTTGAAGCCGTGTACAAACTTACAAGGATATTTGTTTGTTACACTATCAAAACACAATATTGTAAAAGAGCGCAGGGTGAACAGGTTGGTTGCTGAAGCATTTATTCCGAATCCTGATAAACATCCGGCAGTGAATCATAAGGATAAAAACCGAACCAATAATTGTGTTGACAATCTTGAATGGTGTACTAATGAATATAACAACAGATATTCTTCCGCTAAAGCCATCATTCAATACAATTTGGATGGAACCTTTGTGGCAGAATGGGAAGCAATTTCTGATGCTGCCAGAGGAACAAATATCAATGTTTCCAATATAGCGCAATGTTGTATGGGGAAACGGAAAACAGCAGGAAACTATAAATGGAAGTACAAGGAAGCCCTTTGATGGGGGCTTCCTTTTTCATTGGTGGTGATACTATCAATAAGAGAGAAAAGGAAATCCTTCAGCTTCGTTTGGATGCTGAAGATGATGTCATTGCCGAACTTGAAAAGCAGTATAGGGTGGCACTGAATGACATCAACAGGAAAATCAGACTGTTGCAGTCCGATGAACTGACACAATCCAAGATATATCAGATTGAATACCAGAAGGCACTGAAAGGCCAGATTGAAGGTATTCTGGAAAAGATGCATGGTGATGAATTCAGCACTATTCAGAAATACCTTCATGACTGCTATGAAGATGCCTTCATTGGCACTGTCTATGACATGGCAGGGCAGGGGATTCCGCTGATAATGCCTATTGACCAGGCGGCAGCAGTAAAGGCCATCATGACCGATTCAAAGGTCAGTGGTGGCCTTTATAATGCCCTGGGTGTGGATGTGAAGGGGCTGAAGAAAGCCATTCGGCAGGAAATCACCAGGGGCATTGCAACAGGGCAGACATATTCAGACATTGCCAGAAACATCAGTGAAGTGTCCAAGGCACCTTTTGCCAGGGCAAAGACCATTGCCAGAACAGAAGGCCACAGGATCCAACAGGCTTCCACAATGGATGCCCAGGAAAAGGCCAAGGCCAAGGGTGCTGATGTTTTGAAGCAGTGGGATTCCACCATGGATGGGGCAACCAGACCGATACACAGAAGG